AGAAAAACTGCAGATTCATTTTCACCTGTAATTACAAAAATAAAATCATTGAACCCCTCCATTCGAGATGCGTTGTGGTTGAGTTTGGCATTCAGAAAAAGCATAAGCAAAAGATTGCAATAGAATTTTTTAATAGACTTGTATATATCTTAGAACAAGAAAAGATTGATTTTGATAAGAAAGTTCTTGCCGAATTAGTCAATAAACATTTTCCTGATTGGAGAAGGGTACTAAATGAATGTCAGAGATATGCTGTTGCTGGTAAGATAGATAGTGGAATATTAGCTGCATTTTCAGATGTTGTAGTAGATGATCTCATTAAAAACCTTAAAGAAAAAAACTTTCCTGAAGTACGTAAGTGGGTCAACAGTAATTTGGACAATGATACTACTGTACTATTTCGTCGCATCTACGATAGTCTTTACGAATCCCTTGTCCCTAACACTATTCCTGCTGCCGTTCTTATTATTGCGAAGTACCAGTTCCAAATAGCCTTTGTTGCTGATCAGGAGATAAATATGCTGGCATGTCTTACAGAAATTATGGTGGAGTGTAAATTCAAATGAAAGAAGAATTATTAAAATTATTGAAAGAAAATGCTTATAAGAAAGGAGAGTTTAAACTTTCTTCTGGCAAGACTAGTGAGCATTATGTTAATTGCAAACCTGTTACATTAACAGGAAGAGGATTAACACTTGCTTCTATGATGATGTTGGAGCATGTTGATACTAAGGTAGTAGCAGGTCTTACTCTTGGTGCTGATCCTTTAGTATCTGGTGTTGCAGTTTGTTCTGCATTGGACATGAGACTTATTAATGCTCTTATAGTTCGTAAGGAACCAAAGGGACATGGTACAGGAGCATGGATAGAGGGACCAGAGTTTCCAAAAGGAACTAAAGTAACAGTATTAGAAGATGTCGTTACTACAGGTGGATCTTCTATTAAAGCTGTAGAGAAATTAAGAGATGCTGGATATGTGGTAGAACGTGTTGTCACAGTTGTGGATAGACAAGAAGGGGGTAAAGATGCTATGATAGATGCTGGATTAGAACTTTGTAGTTTATTTACTATAGAGGATCTATGTCAAGAATGAACAACGAAACAAAACTAGTTTTTGCATTAGAACATGTTGCACATCTTGAAGATCTAATTGAAAGTAATGAATGGGAATCATTTCTTATCCAACCGTTGACTACCATGAAGTATGAGTTTGAAAGACAGCTTAAACTTGAAAAATCTAGAAAAAAATTATGAGTCTTACTGAACAAGTTGAATCGTCTTTGAGAGATGCTCAAAGTAATTTACGTAATGCATTAGCATATGCAGCACGTACTGAAGAATCTTATGTCAATAAACATATTGCTGATATGTTATCAAACATAGATTCAATTATATCCGTAAAGGATTTTATTGATAAAATAGAGGATGAAAAACAATTATGAGCTACACATCACCCCCTCCTTTATGGGAAAAAAATGATAGAGCATTGTACAAACAACGTGCTCAAGTTAAGTCTAGATTTTATTATATTTTTTGGGGTCTAGCAACTGTCTCTGTACTAGCAGGACAATTATATGTTGGTTCTGGATATAGAATGTTTGCTGGTTCTTTAAATAGAATTTTTGATACTATTGAAGTAGAAGTTGGTAGAGATTACGAAAGGTTTTATTAGTGAGACCTGAGACTAGAGAAGCAATGGAAATGTTGTTCTGTGCTAAATGGAATGTTCCACAGGCAGCAAAACATTGCAATCTAACACGTAAAGAAATGATGATTACTTTTAATGAGTATTGTGCTTTACATGAACCAACTTATACAAATTTTGATAATGCAATTCAGCTACATTTAAACTATGAGCAAAAAGTCATTAAAAACTCCACTTAGATATCCTGGTGGTAAGTCTCGTGCAGTTACTAAAATGGCACAATACTTTCCAGACTTCAGGGAATATGTAGAATATCGTGAACCATTCTTAGGTGGTGGAAGTGTTGCGATATACATTACTAAAATGTATCCACACTTAAAGATTACTGTTAATGATCTATATGAACCACTAATAAATTTCTGGAGTAATCTTCAGATGTTTGGTGAGGAATTATCTAAAGATATAAAGAATCTTAAAGATGCTCACCCTAATCCAGAATCTGCAAGAGGTTTATTCAATGAATCAAAGGATATAGTAAATGACAGCACAAAAAAAGATCTCGAAAGAGCAGTTGCTTTTTATATTGTTAATAAGTGTAGTTTCTCTGGGCTCACTGAATCTTCGTCCTTCTCACAACAAGCAAGTCAATCCAATTATTCATATAGAGGAATTGAAAAATTACGAGAGTACCAAGAGATAATTTCTCATTGGCATATTAATTCATATTCATATGAGTATTGTTTTGAGAATCATATTCATGATGGGTTGTTTATGTACTTAGATCCTCCTTATGATATTAAAGATAATCTTTATGGTAAGAAGGGAGCAATGCATAAGAAGTTTGATCATGATAAGTTTGCTGAAGATTGTAGTTATAGTAAAATAGATATGATGGTAAGTTATAATTCAGATCAACTTGTCAAAGATAGGTTTACTGAGTTACAATGGAATGCATCAGAGTTTGATCTCACATATACTATGAGATCTGTTGGTGAATATATGAAAGACCAACAACAACGTAAAGAACTACTTCTACTTAATTATGGAACTGAAAGATTGGCTGAACTCAATTAATCAAACAAAAAAGAATCTGATTGATGAAGATCCTTCTATAGAAAAGGAGTATAATCCTTATATAATTAATCGCATTTATTCAGGACATCTTGACGCAATTATGTTTGCGAATGAAATGAATCAGTATCATTTTTTACCAAAGAAGATGCAATATGATTTTTTGCTAAATACACTGAGACCTAAGAAGAGATTCTCTCCTTGGCTCCGTAAAGATACAATCAAAGATCTTGATTATGTAAAACGTTACTATGGTTATAGTAATGAAAAAGCACAACAAACTTTGAAAATCCTAACAAAAGATCAACTTAATTTTATAAAATCGAAATTTGAAACTGGAGGAAGACAATGAGTGTGGTGCAAGAGCCTGAGGTGAAGTGGACACCTGACCAGATGGTCGAGGTTACATTAAACGAACCAGATGATTTTTTAAAAGTCCGTGAGACTTTAACAAGAATTGGAGTAGCGTCAAGAAAAGAAAAAAAGATATATCAATCCTGCCATATTCTTCATAAACAAGGCAGATATTATGTTGTTCATTTTAAAGAACTATTTGCATTAGATGGTAAACATGCTAATTTGACATCTAATGATGTTCAAAGAAGAAATCGTATTTCTCAATTACTTGCTGATTGGGGATTGATTACTATTGTTGATGCTAAAAAAATACAAGATATTGCACCTCTAAATCAGATCAAAGTATTAGCATATAAAGATAAAGGTGACTGGATACTTGAGACAAAGTATAATATAGGTAGTAAGAAAAAAAAGGTTGAAGAAACTTAGTGTTATTTCCTAGAAAGTATGCTAGTTGTCCTTGGCCCGATTCAAGGTACAGAACATACATGAACGGACGACTTAAAAAAGTAGATATGGAATCACGTCTTCTTAATATAAAGAAGGGGATTGATGATAAAGTGTGGTATCCTGATTGGGATAGTAAAGAAAGATGGGCAGCTCAACAAGCATTAAACAATGCATTGGATATATTAGATGAGTTTGATTATTGATAACCGAATAATTTTATAGGGGATTCAACATCTCCCCTTTTTATGTTTTATGGTTAAATAGTAATGTCGCCTTCGGGGACACAATTCACACTCGCTTAATAAGGAGAACCATGAACACACTAGCAAGATATCACGCTGCAAATCTTCCAGAACTTTTTGATAAGATTACGAAGAACAGTATAGGGATGGATGAATATCTCAATCAATTTTGGGATAGTACAACCACTTCAAATTATCCACCATACAATTTGATACAATTAAATAATCATGAATCGAAACTCGAAATCGCACTTGCGGGGTTCAAGAAAGATGAGCTCAAAGTCTATACGGAGTTTGGAAAACTATATGTCAAAGGCAGAAAAGAAGAATCGGAAGATGATGGAACGTTTGTCCACAAAGGATTGGCCCAACGAAGTTTTGAACGAGTTTGGACGATCACAGACGATACGGAGATTGGATCCGTCAAGTTTGAAGATGGACTCCTTTCCGTGGAGTTGAAGAAGATAGTTCCAGAACATCATGCAAGAAAAGAATATTTGTGATATAATATTCTTATTATTATGTTTATATAATGGATTATAAAACTGCAGGAGTTGACATTGAAGCTGGAAGATCTTTTGTAGATCAAATTAAAGACACCGTTAAATCCACTCATCGGCCTGAGGTCATGGGTGGATTTGGTGGTTTCAATGGGATGATGAGAATACCTGAAGGGTATGAGAAACCTGTATTAGTGTCTGGTACTGATGGTGTAGGAACTAAAATACATGTTGCTGAATTAAATGCAACTGGTAATCCATCTGTCATGCAAGGTATAGGTATTGATCTTGTTGCCATGTGTGTCAATGATGTGATTACTTGTGGTGCAAAACCATTGTATTTCTTGGATTATATCTGCACTTCAAATTTAAAACAGTATGGAGATTTGGTAAAACATTTAGTTGATGGTATAGCAGAAGGATGTAAGCAATCAGGTTGTTCTTTATTGGGTGGTGAAACAGCAGAACATCCACAACGTTTAGCAATGGCACATTCTATTAGAGATGTATCAGGATTTTGTACTGGTATTGTAGAAGAGAATGAAATTATTGATGGTAGTTTAATACGTGAGAGCGATGTTATTATTGGTATAGAAAGTAGTGGAGTCCATAGTAATGGATTCAGTTTGATTAGAGAGATGCTATTCAAACATAAGATTAAACTTGATGATATGCCAGAACTTCTTAATCCTACTACAATCTATGCTCCTGTAGTAAAACATTTACTTGCAGAACTTCCTATTGTTGGTATGGCACATATCACAGGTGGTGGTATACCAGAGAATCTTCCAAGGTGTCTTCCTGATGGATGTGAAGCAAGAGTTGATTATGATGCTTGGCCAATGCCAGAGTTGTTTAGTAAGATAATGCTTGCTGGTGAGATCCCACCAGAAGAAATGAAGAATGTATTTAATCTTGGTATTGGATATTGTTTAGTAGTTCCTAGTAATATAGTAGATGAAGTTCAAAATATAATATCAATATATCAGTTGCGGTCTTGGGTAATTGGTGATATAATACATACAGGAAAATAAAATTTAGAAATGTCTATTAAAGTAGCTGTCCTAAATTCCACAGAACAGATCATTGCTGAAGTCAAAGAACTTATGTCTGATGGAAATCCAGTAGGATATCTTTTTACTAATCCTCACAAAGTAGTTACACAAGCTCCTTTTTTACAGGATGATGAAAAGAATACTTCTATCCAAGTATCTCTATCACCTTGGATTCTTGTATCTGCTGAAAAGCAAATTGCAGTTCCTCCTAATTTTGTTGTAACTGTGGTCGAACCAATAGATAGTATTAAGAAAATGTATTTGGAGAAAATTAATGGATCAAATAGTGAAGTGCCTTCTTCTGAAAAACGATCTGATAGTAATATCTGATATTGTTGAAATTGGTAGTGAATTGGGAGAACCTGATTGCAAATTGACCAATCCATTTAAGATGGTTAAGGAAAAAGAAACCGATTCATATACTTTAGAAACATGGTTAGATTTTACTGACCAAAATGAAATTATGATACACTCTGATAGTATACTTACACTAGTTGATCCATCACCTGATCTTTTATCAAAGTACTTTGATCTAATTAAATAATGCGATTCTATACAAACGTTCAGATGGTTGGAGACAACTTCTTAGTTCGTGGTTACGAAGATGGAAAACACTTCGCAACTCGTGAGAAGTTCTACCCAACCCTTTTTGTTGACTCAAAAAAGAAAACAAAGTATAAAACATTAGATGGTGAATATGTAGAAGCTATTGAACCTGGTACTGTTCGTGAGAGTAGGGATTTTATAAAAAGATATGATGGTGTAGAGAATTTTAATATTTACGGTAATGAAAGATTTATCTATCAATATATTTCTGATAAGTATCCAGAAGATGAAATAAAGTTTGATGTAGGTAAGATTAAAATAACCACAATTGATATTGAGGTTGCATCAGAGAATGGATTCCCTGATGTAGAATCTGCTGCAGAGGAGATACTTCTTATTACTTTACAGGATTATAATACAAAGCAAATCCGTACATGGGGTTTAGGTCCATTTAATAATAAGCAAGAAAATGTAATATACAAATCATTCAGGACAGAGTATGAACTTCTAAATGATTTTATTAATTGGTGGATGATAGAAGATAATACACCAGAAGTTATTACTGGATGGAATAGTGAATTGTATGATATACCATATCTTTGTCGTCGTCTAGAAAGGATTTTAGGTGAGAAATTGATGAGGAGGATGTCACCTTGGGGATTGGTGACTGAAAGAGAAATTCATATTATGGGACGTAGAAATATCACATATGATGTTGGTGGTGTGACTCAGTTAGACTATCTCAATCTTTATAAGAAGTTTACTTATAAGGCACAAGAGTCTTATAGGTTGGATTATATTGCTAGTGTAGAATTAGGACAGAAGAAATTAGATCACTCTGAGTTTGATACATTTAAAGATTTCTATACAAAGGGTTGGCAAAAGTTTGTAGAGTATAATATAATTGACGTGGAACTTGTTGACCGTATGGAAGACAAGATGAAGCTCATTGAGCTTGCCATAGTTATGGCATATGACGCAAAGGCTAATTATGCTGACGTATTCTCACAAGTTCGTATGTGGGATGCTATAATATATAACTACCTAAAGAAG